TTTTCGCATTGTTGATTGCGGCGTTAGCAATTTTGGCGCTTGTTATACTTCCATTCTGAATAAACGCATCGCTGATAAACACCTGACCATTAACAACAGCAAAGGGTGAATATTGCGTATCACCGCTGCCACTCATCAGGACGAACTGATTGGCGTTAAATCCGACACGAGTGACTACCGGCTTACCCGCTTCGGCCAGCACCGCAATCGACATACCGGCGCCATAAAAAATATCGTTGATGCGTACTCCGACTTTCAGGGTATGAATGGCCGTAGCACTTGTAGCGTCAACGGTGGCAGTGAGCTTATCCTCAAGCGAGGCGGTTACATCTTTAATCTGCGCCTGTACCTGGGTGGACATTTCAGCCATCGCTTTATCAACATCAGCAATGGTCGTTTTGACCACCAGAATATCCGCGCGCACTTCGCCGTACTGCGCCCACTGATGCTCTACCGTTCCATGATTGGCCAGCGCATTCTGCAACGCAGCTTCCAGATTAGTATCAATGTCGCCTGTCAGGCGGTCACCGTCTGCAGACGTCAGGAAGTCATCAGCAATATCGCCCAGGTAGTCGTCAGCATTCGCGTTGGATACACCACGAACCCAGTCGGTCCAGCCTGATTCATTACCCGTTCTGTCTACCAGCTGCGCGCGGTACCAGAACTCCTGTCCCGCTTTTAATCCCAGTTGGGTGTATTCGGCAGAAGGATAAGGCACATCAGACAACAGCAGAGGATTTGAGAAATCACTGTTCGCGGTGTACTGAACTTCAGTTTTCAGTGTGTCCCCGGTGTTAGCCGGGAATCCCCAGTTCAGGCGAATCCCCCAGTTGATCGGCGTTGTCGCAAAGCCGACAGGTTTCGGCGGATTTCCCACCTTGCCCGTCAGTGTTTTCTCTTCGGAGTAGCCCCAGCCAGAGGAAATTTCAGCGGCATTAATAGCGCGCACACGCACGAGGTAGCGCCCGGCATAAATACCCGATACATCAAATGATGTGGTGGAGCTGCGCGGCACGTTAACCCAGTTCCCGTCGTTGCGGCGCCATTGCGCTTCATAGGAGATAGCGTTCTGCGCCTGATCCCAGCTCACGCGCATCGTTTCGACGCTGATATTCTGCTGCACCACTGAAAAGGAGCTGATCACGATGTTCGCAGGCGGCGACTGGTTACCCGGCGGGATCACACTCACCGGCCGCTGGTCAATGATGGCTCCGGTATCAATACGGGCATATTTATCCGGATCGTGCCATGCGCCAGTAATCGAGAAGGTACCATCATTGTTATCGGAGACACTGACAACACGATACTGCTGCGCGTAAAGTTCGTCCGATTCAACCACCCAAACAGCTTCGGCCTGTGGTGTCTCACTGTATGCCGTGGTGACTGTGACTGATTCTCCGTTAACCGCCTGAATAGTCCTGCTCTGTGACGCGCCGGAGGGAAGATTGAGAATCAGACGATCACCCGCTACTGCATCAGCAACTCGGTCAAGTTTGATAACGCGACCATTAACGGCGCTGATACGCCCTCCCAAAACTTTTCCGGACAGCAACTCGTCTGCCACGGCGATGATGTAACCCGGCTGCGGAATGTTTCCGTCCAGCCCGACATCAAACGAAACAACGCGATCCTTATTGTTGGTGAGAATGCCCCAGCGCCCCTTGCGGTTTGCTTCTGACTGCCGGGTACAACCAATCGCTGTCATTTCCAGCTGATTAAATCCGTACCGGGCCACCAGAGGCTGCTCAAACACCGGCTCCATCGCATCCGCATAGGCATTACCCGGATCAGACCAGGAAACCAGTGCCGTGGTATACCGCGTTTTTGTCGTGCTGCTGGAATAGGTAAAGCGTCCGTCGATAACGTTAGCGCGGGTGTAAGCGTAATCCACATCTCTTGGCATATCGGCAAGCGCAACAATCTGATCACCGCCCCAGTACGTCATACCCCGGAATATAGCCGCAAAATCACGCATGACCGTGTAGGCGTCGTTTCGGTCCTGAACGTAAACGTTGCAGGTATAGCGTGGTTCGGTACCGTTGCCACCTTTACCGTCCGGGACTGGCTGATCGCAATACTGGGCAACCTGATACAGCGTCCACTTATCGATGTTCGCCGCAGTGAGCCGGTGACCAAGACCAAAGCGGTCTGACACCACCAGATCGTAAAAAATCCACGCCGGGTTATCGGTCCATGCCCATTTAAATGCTCCCTGCCATGTACCGCTGTAAGCCCTCGTTTCAGGGTCGTAATTATCAGGAACACGGATCACGCGCCCGCGAGGCTCACAGGAGATCTGCGGTATTGAACCGTTAAACTGACTCGAGTCGAATTCGATGTACAGCAGCGCGGTATTCGGGTAGCGCAGCTTGGCGTCAATCACCTCTGTAAAACTCTGCAGCGTCATCGTGTCGCCGATCTTGGCGCTGTTTGCATCAGTGGTGATCTTACGCAGTCGGATTGTCCAGGTGCTGCCCGCCTGCGGTAAATCGATACGGTGGCTGCGCTCATAACCAGACGTTGTTTTGCCGGTCACGCTGGTATTGAGTACCGTCTGCCATGTGCCGCCGTCCGTTTGCAGGTCAATCGCATAATTGACCGAGTAACCGACCAGATCGCCGTTGTCCTCCTGCTTAAACAGTGAAGGCCATTTCAGTCGCAGGCGAACGGCTGATAGTTGGGTGTTGGTGAAAGTGCGCGTCCAGGCAGTAGCGCTTGATACTTCAGTTCCAACATTGATTTCGTTTTCGGTACCGGGAATACCCTGAATATATTTTTGCGCCTGCGTTCCCGCGCGAAACTCCCACGTCACGCCGCTGAAGTTTTGGGAGCCGTCGGCGTTCTCCAGCGCCGTTCCGTCCAGGTAGATATCTTTGCCTGTTAACTGCCCTGCAAATTCCCCTTCACCCAACGCAATGAGAATTTTTGCCTTCGCTACAGATTGCAGATCATCAGGCTGTTCGGTAGGGGTTCGGGAACTGGAACTGCCGCCCTTGCGGCCTTTAATCGTCGTTGCTGTAGCCATATTGCGCCCATAAAAAAAGCCACCCGAAGGTGGCTACTGATCATTTGTCAGGATGTTACTGATTTACATACCTGGTTATGGTTGTTACTCAGCCCGTCAGCGGTGGGACGCTGACGTTTTCGGATTAAGAGGGATGGCTGAATACCTCACTTAAGGAAACGAAATGCTTATAAACTTTGATCCCTTACGAGATTTGGAAAAAGACAGACGATCTCATCCGTGGGGGAAAACTGCTTACAACGAAAGAGCTGGGTTTTACTCAAACTTTATTGAACACCCAGAGCTTATAACTGAAGTCCTTGAAGACTTTAAGCCCCATGAGGATAAAGAAGCAGTTCAAACGTTCTATACGTTTCTAAAATGGATAAATAGCTCTGAATCAGCTTTTGAAACCAATGATTGTGCATTAAGAGAAAACGTCATAGCTAACACAGATTCATTATTTAAATTCACACACAAAATTGATGGTCGCGTAGAATTCTTTCTGAGGGAGCATCAATATAACTGTCGCAAGGATATCCCCACCTGGCTGATGAGAATGTCATCGCTTTATTTGCAGGTAGAAAGGCCCGACTTCTTCAATGCCCTTATCGACATCCAACTCGCGCCGACAGACTTCATCACACTGCCTGCTGACCAAGGTGATGGCTACAGAATCAGGCTGGTCTTCAATGCTTATGGGAACGGTGATGTTGAAGTATGGGAGGCGCTTAACACTACGCTCAACAGCATCTTTGAATCCACAAAAAGGTTGAACAACGCTCTCTCTGAAGGAGCTAGTCCCACATTCCCTTAAGGGAAGGCTTTCCAATAATTTTAGCAAATACATGCGACCTCGCTTAAGGCTGATTCGTCAGCCTTTAATCCTACATTCACAGTTTACTGCTGATCTCCGACATAAATTCCGGCTGAGATAATCGCTCCGCCGATTCGCCGGCGTCCATAAAGAAGCGGTACCGGGTAGCCCTGAGCTGCGGTGTTCGTAACTCCACCGAATGCGTAGGATGCACGGTTATCTGCACTTTGTTTGCTGGCTATGCCAGATGGCTGTGGAGAAAGCATCTGTACAACTCCGCCTAGCATCATTGCAGCACCAAATTTATATAAAAATGGTGAGGCTGCAGCCCATGGGGTGAAGCTAAGCACGGCACCAGCGGCAACCAACACGGCACCTAAAACTGTTTGCAGCACCCCGGCTTTTTTGCCCCCAATGATTACAGGCACAATTCTGATTACTTCACCTGTAACGGGAAAACCAAGGTCGTCAACTCCAATATTCTTTTTACCTTTGAAGATGGCAAATGTTAGCCCACGGCTTTTACTGCTAATCATATAACTTTCAAAGCCGGGGATAGTTTTAGCGAGGGCCGTTCCAGCTTCTGATACTTTATTGATAAGGCGATGGTGTATCTTTCCAAAGATCTTACCCGGCTCTCCACCTAGTTCAATTCGCGTCATTACCTCTTGCATGCCATCTCCTAAAATTATTTCAGGCTGTTAAGGTTTAAAAGCCATTAGAGTAATTATCTGCGCCAAATTTTTTAGCATCCTCTCTTTTCATCGCGTCAGTATAATATTCATATTTGACGCTTATAACACCGTTTGGGTCACCAACATCTGCGTTGTATGGCACAGGGCGAGCAGAGAGCGTTACTTTCATACCATTAAAATCATAATCACGATGCCATTCTCCGCAACCACTACTTTTCAGACAGTTATAAAAGCCGTGTTTTTCATCGCTAATACTTTCCTTTACAAGGACTGGAGCGCCATATTTTTCATCGAGAATAATACTAATATCTTTATATACTTTAGCACCTTCAATGAATGACTTTGAATTTTTATCAACGTTAACCGAAAAGGTTATGTGAGTTAGACCTCTACCAGCGACAAACATTAAATTATAACGACCTGCATAGGTCGACGGAATAGGCGCGGAGTCGGAAGCTGCAAATGCAACTTTCTTTTCGTCACCATCTACCTTAAGACCTTCAATATTTTGTGCCAATGTATCTTTAACTGATTGCCCCCATTTGAAACCAAATGGAGCATCAGGTAAATCATCACAAGCAGATAATAAAAACACAGTAAAAAATAGACATAATAATTTTTTCATAGCTCCTCCCTTCAAAAATTGAACGGAAGGTTAGCACAGGTCCTTATATCGTAGAACCTTCATCGTTCTCTCTTGCCAGTAGCCTCCATACGGTACGCGTTGGCTCAAGTGTCCGTAAAGGTGGTGCAACAGCATATTACCCTCCAGCAGAATTCCCGCGTGATTCCACTTATCAGCCTGGACCTGCATGATCACCATATCGCCGGGTTTCGGTGGTCCGTCGAATTCACGGAATCCGCATTCATACCAGCAATCCTGATAGAAGTTGTCCGGATAGTCGTTTTCCCACCAGGGATAATCCACCCGGTAATCGTGGAGCTCGATACCATGTGTTTGCCGGAAATAGCTCATCACCAGTCCCCAGCAGTCAAAATGACCAAGAACAAACGGGCGCTCCAGTAGCGGCAGCTCTCCCCGCGGCTGGATGGTACGCAGATCACCCTCCGGCCAACTCACGATGTGCCAGGGTAAGAGCGTTGCATCGCATTGCGCTTTATCCAGTTCGCTCGGCTGTGTCGTTGCGTCCGGGTGACTGTGGACAATGGCAATCACTGTTCCCCTGTCTTCAGCAGCAGCGTAATCCTCCGGCGACAGGTGGAAATGCTCTGTCGGATCGGTTGCCAGATTGCGGCAGGGAATGTACCGCTGCACCCTGCTTTTTTGCACCACCACACCGCAGCATTCGCGCGGATATTCAGCAGCAGCATGCGCCATAATGGCGTCGATAATTTTCTGACGCATATCAGCTCCTGATCAGGGATGTGCCAGGAAAACCACCAAACGGCAACTCGTTCCCCTCGCCATGTCGCAACTTGCACGCGGTGAGTGTACCAGGGCATTCGTCGAGCGACGGATCGTTAACCGGGTTGTTGTGCTTGTCAAAATAACGCGTTCCGGCATAGTCGCATCCATCACCGGAGCGGTATTTGTTACGGATACACCAGGTACATAGCGAATGTAGCTGGCGAGTCGGGATCATCAGCCCCTGCAGGTCCATCGGACTGGACAACGTAAACGCAACCACTTCGT